GAAGCCACTGCCCCCAATTGCCGGTGTAAGTTTGGGTTGGGCTGGTGTGGCGTAGTTCCATCTCGGCAAATGCCTTGATCTGACCGCCAGCTTCGCGCCACAGGCGGCAGAACTCGACATCCTCGCCCCAATATTCGCCGTCTCGCACTTCGGTCTTGAAGTACGCCTTCAGAGGGCCGTCTTCGTGGGCGTAGGTCGGTACATCCGACAAAGCCTCAAATACGAGGCGGTTGATCCGCATGAATCCAGTCGGGACCATCTCACATGCAATCAGGCCCTCAGCGTCGGACCAAATCTCGCCCGCCATAGGGTTGACGGGCCATTCAGCGGGGTCTTTCTTTTTCGGATAGATGCCAGCCACTAGCGGCTGCGTGACCTGGCAGAGCCTCAACAGGCTTTCCGGCTCAAATCCGACATCGCCATCGAGGAAAATCATGTCCGTCGCTGTACCGCGCATAAACCGACCGGCAAGCACGTTGCGAACGTGATCTAGGTAGCAGCAGCCTTGTAGAACATCGACATCCTCGATCTTAATCCCCGCCGCATCGAGCGCCATGACCCCAGCGGCAAGGGACCGCTGGGCATCATCGACATAAGAATCGAGCGTATAGGCCGGCACGGCAATACGGACGCTCCGTGCCGGCCCAACACGCATTTAGGCGGCGCCCTTAATGAGTCCGAGCGCCACCAGGGACGCACGAAGCTCAATCACCAGCGTATTGCACGCAGTGGTCGAGGCGCCGGCAGTGATAGCGCCAGCGTCGGTGCTGGCACGCTGGGCGATTGGCGTCGCCAAGCCGTAGAAGCCAATCTTGTCGGTGGTGCCCTGCCCGTAGTTGGTACCTTCGGTTCGGGCGTCTGAGAGTTGACGAGCTGCCATGTGATTCTCCTATGGCTTCAAAGTTAGGTCGTGCCCGAGAGGCGGGTTGCCAGATCCGGGTAGATCGCCTTGACGCCGTACAGCACGTCTAGGCGGATCTTGTCCTCGTCGTTGTCGCCGTCGAAGTACTTGAGGACGCGGATCGAGTAGCCGTTCTGGCTCTCGCGAGCCTTGAACACTGCAGAGTCCGGCATTTCCAGGTCAGCCATCACCAAAGCGAAGGCGTTCTTGTGAAACACCAGATTTTGCGCGTATTGCGTTGCGCCGGTGCCGATCATGACCAGTGCCGCGTTGTCGGCCGGAACCGAGTCTACCGTCTGGTACGGCCCCGACGTGATGATCGCCGGAGCGATCGACAGCGTGCAAGCCGTTCCTGTCGCAGTGATGTCCGCCTGAATGACGAACTGTTGCAGAACGCCCGTACTTTCTTTCGAAAGCGGGTTGACTGCATACACATCCGCAATGGTGAACACGTCGCCGGCCTTGAAGGTCGTCGAAGCGGTCCAATCGTCGGTGATGAGCGACTGCGTGTTCGTGTCCTTGCTCGTCGCATAGGTCACGTTCTGGTTGGCGCCGTTCACGAGGCCGCCACCAGCCGCCAAACCGTTGGTGTGCATGCGGATGTTCTGGTCCATCGCGGTGGAAATGCCGGCAACCATGCCGATGTCGCCGTTGCGATAGGCACCCTTGGCCACGTCCTGCATGTAGAGCGCAGTCTGCGAACCCAGGAAGCCCCAGGTATCGGCCGGCGACATGACGGCGCACCGCATGTCCTGCGGCACGGCGCCCTCGTCGAGACGCTGCGGCGCCTTGGCAAAGTCGGCGAACGAATTGACCGGCGAGACAGGCGTGCCGACCCAGTTCCAGACCTTGTTGTATAGGCCGCAAAGGTCGTAATCGATCTTGTTGGCGAGCGCGATAGCAGCGGGCTTGATATACCGTTCGCTGTATTCCTCGATTGACAGGGTGAGATCCTGCGTCGTGAACGACCACGCGACATGCTTGCGGGATGAAATCTGAAGGCTGAACTTGCCTTCAGTCACGTCCTGGTTGATGGCGACGGCGCCGTCGTTGGCAACGAACCGCACCGGACGACGCACGCTGATCGTGTCGCCGACCTTTACGAATTCCTTGCTGTAGTCCCGATAGACCTTCTTGCCCATCACGAGGTTATTTTCGAGATGTGCCAAGCCCACCTTCGCGATGATGCTTGGCGTGATGATCGTGTTTGCCATTTGACCTAACCATTAGGGTTAGGCCCCTTCGGACTCCGGCCTTCACAACCGTCTAGTTTCTGCCCCAGGTTCGGACCAACTCTTTTAAGTCCTTATGGGGCATCCGCTCGATCGACTGCTGGGCTGCCGCGCCACCGGACACTGATGCCGGCGGCGGCGGGGCCGATGAAGTTTTCGGCTTCGGCTTGGCGCTAATACGCGCCTCAACCGTTGCCAGTGCTTTTACAGCCGCTACTGTCCCAAGGCGGGAAATTCTGAACGCCTCGTCCTCGTTGTCCGCCAAGTATTTGACCAAACCCGCCTTGTTTTCGGCTGCGTCCAGTAGGTAGTCACCGATCGTCTGGTTCATCGGGAAGCCTTCAGCCCTTACGGCCTCCAGTGCGTCCTCGAACCCCTCGATCCCTTTGCCTTGGCGCTTGGCTTCTTCGACGAACGTCTCGACCTTGACGGCCTGTGTTTGTTCGGCGGTGCGTCTGCCTGCTTCCTGGGCGTACTTGCCCATGGTCGCCTGCACTCGCTTTTCGGCCCGGTATTCAGCCTTGGCTGTGACAAAATCCTCGTACTTGATGAACTGTTCGGGACGGGGCTCGTCGTCGGTTGCGGTGGCAGCGGGAGTCTTGGGGATGTCGACCGTTGAAAGGACTTTTTCCGCAAGCATCTCCGCGTATTCCGCACGACGCAGCGCCTCGTGCTTTTCGCGGGTGAGTTCTGAAATTCTCTTTTGGAAACCGCCGCCGGACTTCTTGGGCTTGGGCTGTTCGCCTTCCGCCTCGCCGTCTTGCGTTTCCGCGGCTTCATCAGCCGGGGCAGTGGTCGCTTCTGCCGTATCCTCGACCTGCTCAGCTTGTTCAGCCAGCGCGGCAGCCGCAGTTGCAGCCGCCGATTTCTCCGAAGCATCATCAGCTACGATCTTCGCCAAGTCAATATCGCTCACGAATCACCTCGTAGTTAGGCGGGCACTTCGGCTCCGCCGATCTCGACTGTCGGAGGAAGGTCGTCAGGCATGTCGCCGCCCATTTCGACGGTTGGCGGCAGTCCCTGCATTCCGGACGGCATCTGGCCGGGCGGCGGCTCTTGGCCCATGCCGCCCATCGGCGGCGCGGGTGGCTGCCCAGGCTGTCCGCCCTGCCCCTGAGCCTGCGTGGCTTGCTGCATGAATTGCAGGATCTGTGGCAGCGCCTGCGCCACAGCGGTGAGCTGTGCCCCAAGCTGGACGTTTTGAAGCTGTATGGTCTCGGTCTCCGCAATGAGCTTGTCGGTGGCCGCGCCGGCCTGCATCGCCTTGGCTGCCTCGACCGGGTCGGGCTTCTGTTCCTGCTGGATCGGCTCGCCGTTTTCGTCCAGGCCCATGGATTTCCGCATGCGGGCGGCAATCTCGCTCGCGCCTGGCACGTCCATATTTTTGATGATGATATCGCCCGCCACGCCAGCGAGCTGCGGAAATCCACGCAGTAGCTCGGTCATGAACGACGTAGCCTCGGCCCGCTGCGTGGAGAAACTAGGGCCGACCGTGACCGTGACGTCATACTCGCCGGCAGACATATCGTTGAGCACGATATCGCGGCCCGTGTGGTCCATCTGCGGCTCGTTGATCGTGACCATCTTGGCCGAGCCGTCCTCGCCCAGGGTCCGTACAACGCGCGTTGCGTCGTAAATCTTGGGGATCAGGTCCACGAGGATTTTGCCGCAATACTGAATCGCGATGCTGAGGTTGTCGATGTACTGATACGTCCCCGTGTCGCCTTCCTGCTGGCGGGCCATGATCGCCCGGCCAGAGGTTTCGTTGCTGGGTGCGCCCAGCCCGGCCTTGTAGATGCCCGTCACGCCCTCAAGATCCTGCACCGCGAGCTGCGACTGTACGTCTAGCCCCTGGCTGGCGAGAGGCGGCTGGCTGCGTTGCGGCGCTCCATTGGCCTTCGGATCACCCTTGTAGAACAAGGCCGCCAGATTATCGGTGCCGGCGTTTTCCCATTGGTTTTCGTAGCCTGACGCCTGATCGGCCGTGAGGATAAACGGACTTTTCGGCTGCATCGCCACAGCCTCGACCGCCGCGGTGCGCGTGTAGTTGTAGACGCGCTGCGGGTCGCGGGCGTCATGGACCATGCCCTTTCGGGTGGTCATGCCGTCTAACGTGATCTCCTCGCCGGGGACGATGCAAATGGGGATGTACCGCCCCGCCCAATCGACGGGGTCCGAGATGATGGCGTTGCCGTTCACGACGCAGGAGCGAACTTGCTGAATCTCGACATCACGCTCTTGGGCGACGGCGGCGAGCTGAACGCTCTCCGGCACAGGATCGTCCGCATATCGGACGGTCTGATCTTCAAGAAGCTGAAGCCGCTTCTTGACCGGCGTGCGATACCAATACTGCGCGATGACGACCGTGTCCGTCGTGCGCCACGACAGGCCGCCAGTGTTCGCCACGTTCGCAGGGATGCTGTCCGCCGGGAAATTGGGATACTTGGCCTCATAGGATTCTTTCGCTAGTCGCTCGAAGATGAAGCCATAGCGCATGTCTGACTTGTCGGGTTCCTGCGCCATCGGATCAACCAAAAGCTGGAACGGGTCCGCCGATCGCTTGATGCGGATGTCCTGGTCGAAAGCATCGTCGCTGCTGTATTGCGTGACGACGTACCAGCCACCGATGCCTGCAATCGC